TGATAAGTAAAGCAAGGACAATGGGTGGTTTGCTCTCAGTTTGCAGAGGCTTTAACTTGCCGTCAAAAATTTCAGTGCCGATTGGGACACCCAAAAGTAAAGCAAGCTGGCATACGGAGGGAAGTGCTGTAGAGAGTGAAAATCCAGATATAGCGGCAATTTCATTTAACGGATATGAAATTTTAAAGGTGTTTTCAATTAGTGCCGCTGCTAAAAAAATGAGCATAGAAGCTTTTGAAAGCTATATTATAGATGAACTTACAAACTGTGTCATGGCTTATATTGCGGACGCTATCGTAAACGGAACAGGAAGCGCACAAGGCACAGGTATTCTACCAGGCATAACATGGACTAAAACAGGCATGAATAAAAATCATATTGAGTTTAGCAAAACATCTGGACTTACATATAAAGATGTGACAAATACAGTTGCACTATTAAAAAGAGGCTATGGTGCTGGCGCAAAATGGGCTATGAATAACGCAACACTTTACAATCTTTTTTATGGTCTTGTGGATAACAACAACCGACCGATATTTATAATTGACCCCAAAAGTGAGAATATCGGCAAAATATTAGGCTTCGATGTGATTATAGATGATAACCTTTCTGACGAAGTAATTTTGTTTGGTAATTTTAATTACATGGGCTATAATCTTGCCGAGAATATTGCGGTTGAAGTATCAAGAGAAAGCAGCTTTAAGTCAGGTTTGATTGATTACAGAGCCATGGCAATAGCCGACTGCAAGCCGATTGTCACGGAGGCATTTATAAAACTCACGAGGGCGGCATCGTAAATGTTAAGTTTAAATGAGGCGAGGGAATTTTTAAGAATTGACGGAACAGAAAACGACAACATAATAAATGCGTTATTAAATGCGATACCAAGTTATATTGAGATTACAACAGGTATGACAACGCCACAGCAAAGCACAGAGCCTTTAATAAATACGGTAAGCAGATTTATATTGCAGTTGTGGTACAATGCCGAACAATCGGAAAGTGAGAAGCTGCAAAGAACAATAGACAGTTTACTAAAAGCCATAACATTAAAAGCAGATAGGAGTTGAGGTGATGTGTAAGGACTATGCAAAAGCATTTTATAACAGCCAAAAGTGGAAGGACACCCAACTTTCATACATGGTTAGCCAAAATTATGTTTGCGAACGTTGCGGCAGCTTGGCACGCATAGTCCACCACAAAAAATACATAACTCCCAATAATATCAACGACCCAGATATAACGCTTAATTGGAGCAATTTAGAAGCTTTATGTATGAACTGTCACACAAACGAGCATTTGAAAAGTGAAATATGCAGCAGTGAGGTTAGATTTACAGATAACGGCGACTTAATAAAGTCTCCCCTGCATTAAGAATACATCAGCAGTTTAGGGCACCGAAAGCCGGAGCTTTGAAAACCTATGTATGGATTTTTATATTACGGGAGACTAGAAAGCGAGGTAACTTTATGAGCAAAATAAAAGAATTTAGCACAGATTTAAAGCAATTTGAGGAATTATTGAAAATCATACCAGACGAACGCAAAACAATAGCGCAAAAGTTGATAACAGAAATATGTTTTTTGACTAAAACCCTTGAAGATTTACGAAAGATTATTGACGAGACAGGTACCGTTGATTTATTCGAGCAGGGAAAACAAAAATTTATGAGAGAAAGCCCAGCCTTAAAGGCATACAACACGACAATCCAGCGGTACAGCTTACTTTATAAACAGCTTGAAAGCATGATATCTAAAGGTCTGCAGGAAAATTCTGAAAATGAATTATACAAATTTATAAATCAGGAATAAATATGAACTACATTTTAGAGTATTTAAAAGCAATCGAAGACGGCGAAATAATCACATCTAAGAGAGTATATAAAGTCTATAAAAAGCTTGCAGATGATCTTAAAAATCCCAACAGCAAATATATTTTCGATGAGAAAAAAGCTACTCGACCGATTGAGTTTATAGAGAAATTTTGCAAGCATTCAAAAGGTGAATGGGCTGGAAAACCAGTTAAATTAGAATTGTTCCAAAAGGCGTTTATTTCGGCGCTATTTGGCTTTGTGGATAAAAATACGAGTTTTAGAAAGTACAAAGAGACTTTATTTATGGTAGCTCGAAAAAATGGAAAAAGCACCATGTTAGCTGGCATTGCACTTTATATGCTAATTGCTGACAATGAGCCTGGAGCCGAAGTTTACAGCACAGCCACAAAGAAAGATCAGGCAAGGATTATATTTGATGAAACCCACAATATGATAAAGCAAAGCCCAGAGTTAAATAAGTTTATTAAAAAGAGAAAATCAGATTTGTATTTTCCCTTGACTATGAGTAAATTCCAGCCTCTTGGCAAAAACAGCGATACACTTGACGGCTTGAACTCGCATTTAGTAATTATGGATGAGCTTCACAGCGTAAAAGATAGGAATTGCTATGAAGTCATGAAACAGAGCCAAAGCGCAAGACGGCAACCGTTATTCATAATGATTACAACTGCTGGAACCGTCAGGGAATGCATATTTGATGATATGTATTCATATGCCTGCAAAATCGCCGACGGAACGTTCGTTGATGAGACATTTTTACCGATAATCTATGAACTTGACAGCAAAGATGAATGGACTGATCCTAAAGCATGGGAAAAAGCAAATCCAGGATTAAGCACGATTAAAAAGCTAACAGACTTATCCGAAAAAGTGGAAAGAGCGAAAAATAATCCCAAAGATTTAAGTGGAATACTTACAAAAGATTTTAATATTCGAGATACAGTAAGCACCGCATGGCTCTCTTTTGATGATATAAATAATGAAAAAACTTTTGATTTATCAGAGTTTAAAAACTGTTATGCCATAGGCGGAGCCGATTTAAGTATCACAACGGATTTAACTTGTGCAACACTTTTGATGATGAATAAGGAAACCGAAGAAAGGTTTATAACTCAAATGTATTGGCTGCCCAGAGACAATTTTGAAAAGCGAGTACAATTTGATAAAATTCCTTATGATAAATGGCTACAGCGTGGACTTTTAAGGCTGTGTAACGGAAATTCGATAAATTATGGAGATGTTACAGCGTGGTTTCTTGAAATGGTAAATAAATATGGAATTACTCCAGCGTGGATTTATTATGACAGTTACAGTGCGAAATATTGGGTGGAGGAAATGGAGAATAACGGATTTGTAATGGTGCGCTGCATACAAGGTGCGAAAACTTTAAGTCTGCCAATGCAGATGTTAGGAGCAGATTTAAAAGCTAAAAAGATAAATTATAACAACAATCCGATTTTGAAGTGGTGTTTAACCAATACAGGAATACAGACTGACAGAAATGGCAATATAGTGCCGATTAAAGCGCAAAGTGCAAAGCAAAGGATAGACGGAACAGCAAGTTTGCTTGATGCTTATGTCGGATTATATGAACACTTTAATGAATTTAAGAACGCTTTGTAAAGGCGCAATCCACAAGGACTATAATCTGATTTCGCCGTTTTCGTCCTTATATTCAACGAGCGAAAATTCTCGCCCGTTTAAAACTTTATGTTGTGCCTAAATAAAGTCTGACTTTTAAAAAATCACACGCGGTGAAAGTCTGTTCTAAAATAGGAATTTAAGGATGTGAGTAAATGAAAAAACTAAAAGACAAAAAAATAAGGATTGTCAAGTTACAACAATCCAAAGACGAAGATGGTTTTTCTATTAATGAGTGGATACCTATACATAACGGTACTTTGTGGGCATACTACAGGCAGCTGTCAGGAAAAGAATTTTACGCTTCAAAAGCAGTACAGCATTACGAGGAATGTCTATTTATAATAAATTATCGAGATGATATTACCACTGATATGGAAATAGAATACAGCGGCAAATATTATGATATTACCCGTATTGACGATTTCGAGGGATACAAGAGTGACATTTCTATTTATGCCAAACTTGCCCCCAAATAAAGGACACAAAAATTAGCTTGTGCCCTAATCATCATAATGCCCTTTACAGCCAATGATATAAATCTTATCTTCATATACTTTATAAATCAGCCTATGTTTTTCAGTTATGCGCCTACTCCAATACCCAGACAACTCATTCTTTAATGGTTCTGGTTTTCCTAGTCCTTCAAAAGGAGTACGGCTAATATTATCTATTAAATCGTTAATTTTTTTGAGTACCTTTTTATCCTCTTTTAACCATTCAGTATAATCTTCCCAAGCTGTATCGCCAAAAATTATATTTTTATTCATCTTCCAGCTGCCTCAGCTCTTCTATACTTTTAGCTACAGTGCCTTTTCCAGCTTCTAATTGTTTTTTAGAAGTCACTAGTCTATCATAGTCTTTTTTGTTACTCATAATATATAGATTTTCTTTCATGTTATTATACTCCTCAAGTGAAATCATAACGACATTTTTGTCATTTTTACGCGTAACTATCACAGTTTCGTAATCATCAGTTACCTTATCGCAGTAATCTTTGAAATTATCTCTCATATTCGAATAATTAACAGCTAACATAATCATTCCTCCTATTTT